GCCGCCGGGCAGTTCCTTCGCGATCGGCTCGCTGCTGGCGCGCGGCTCGCGTCCGAGCTGGTCGCCGAGGCAGAGGCGATCGCCATCTCGGAGAAGTCGCTGCAGCGCGCGAAGGCGAAGCTCGGCATCGTTTCAAGGCGGTCAGGAAAAAACTGGGCGTGGGAACTGCCGCAAGATGACCAAGGCAGCCAGGCTGGCTGACCTCCTTGACCATGTTGGCCACCTACGCGAGTTCGCGGGAAGTAACGCGCGGGATCGCCGAGCTCGTCCGCCCACCGCGGCGCATGAAGCCGAGCGAGGCCGCGGCGAAATGGCTCCACAACGACAAGGGGCCCTGGTCGCCGCATCTGGCGCCGATGATGGTCGAGCCGCTCGACGAGCTCGCGAGCCGGCACTACACCGGCATCGTGTTCGTCGGGCCGCAGCGGACCGGAAAGACCTTCGGCCTGATCGACGCGGGCATCACGTACATTGTGACCTGCGCGCCAGGTGACACGCTCGTCGTGCAGATGTCCCAGGATGTGGCCCGGGATTTCTCGAGGATGGAGATCGACCGCGTCATCCGGCACAGCCCGGAGCTCGCGGCCAGGTTGTCGCCGCGCGCGCGCGACGATAACACCTACGACAAGTTCTTCCGGTCGGGCATCGCGTTGAAGCTCGGCTGGCCGGCACTGAGCCAGGTCTCCGGCAAGACGCTGAAGTACGTCTTCCTGACCGACTATGATCGCCCCGAGAACCGGGACGACGTCGGCGGCGAGGGGCCGCTCTGGGATCTCGCGCACAAGCGCGTGCAGACCTACATGAGCCGCGGCAAGTGTCTCGCGGAGAGCTCGCCCGGCGATCCGTACGAGGACCCCCAATGGCGGGCGCGATCGCCGCACGAGGCGCCGCCGGCGCGCGGCATCCTCGAGCTCTACAACCGCGGGACCAGGGCGCGCTGGTACTGGCCGTGCATGCACTGCGGCGAGTACTGGGAGCCGAAGCCCGGGCTCGCGCCGTTCGCGGTGCCAGAACTCGACGAGGTCAAGGAGCTCGTGCTCCTCGAGGATCCGTCGACGCTCGCGGCCAGGTTCGCGAAGGCAATCTGCCCGCACTGCGGCGCGGCACACGAGATGGATCAGCGCCCGGAGATGAACGCCCGGGGCCGGTGGGTACACGAAGGCCAGGTGATCGCCGCCGACGGCACCGTGAGTGGTGAGCGGCGCGATACGCCGTTCGTCAGCTACTGGATGGGCGGCGCTGCGGCTCCGTTCCAGCGCTGGGACGGCCTGCTCTACAACTACTTCCAGGGCGTCCAGACCTACGTCAAGACGGGCGACGAGGGGCCGCTGCAGACGACGACGAGTTCGGACCAGGGCGCGGCGTACCTGCCGCAGGCCATGGGAAAGCGTCGCGGCACCGAGGAGCTGACGCAGCGTCTCGAGGAGTCGGAGAAGGGTGTCGTTCCGGCAGATGTGCGGTTCCTGACCGCCGCCGTCGACGTGCAAGCGCACCGGTTCGTCGTCGAGGTTTTCGGCTGGGGCGTCGGGCTGCAGTCCTGGCTGGTCGACCGCTTCAGCATCACGGCGAGCAACCGGCCCGAGGGCGAGAAGTTCGCCGCGGTGGATCCGGCCGCGTATGTCGAGGACTGGATGGTCCTCGTCGACCAGGTCGTCGAGCGGAAGTATCCGGTGTCGGGCCTCGAGCTCGAGCTCGGCTCGCTGCTGACGTTCGTCGACTCCGGCGGTCGCGAGGGCGTCACCGACAAAGCCTACGAGTTCTGGCGCGCGATGAATGCGAAGGGACTCGGGAAGAAAGTCCGCCTGATCAAGGGCGTCGGCAATATCAACGCGCCGCGGGTCCAGGAGACCTGGCCGGATGCGCGCGCACGCAAGGATCGGAAGGCCGGTCGCGGCGACGTGCCGGTCTGGCTGCTCAACGTGAACGTCATCAAGGACGGCGTGCACGGGGACCTCGATCGCAAGGAGGTCGGGCCTGGCTATGTGCACCTGCCGACCTGGGTCGACGACGAATTCTTCAAGGAGCTCGTCGCCGAAGTGCGGACCGTGAAGGGCTGGGTGCGCGAGCACAGCATCCCGAACGAGGCCTTCGACCTGCACACCTACAACCGTGGGGCGTGCATCGTTCTGCAGGCAGAGGCAATCAATTGGGAAAAGCCGCCGGCGTGGGCAATGCCGTTGGCGGAACGTCCTGCCAGGGCGGAAGCGCGCGCCGAGGCGAAGAAGGAGCGCAAGAGCAAGCCGCGGAGAAACTGGGTAACGCAATGGTGAACCGTTGAACATTCCGCAGACGCTCACCGCCGGCGACCGCTGGAGTTGGACAGACTCACTGTCCGATTACCCGGCGACGCTCTGGGCGTTGACCTACTACTTCCGTGGACCGTCAACGATCGCGGCAGCGGCGGGCATTGCGTCGGGATCCGATCACGTAATCACGGTGACGTCGGAAACGACGAATCCGCTGAAGCCAGGCGTGTACGACTGGCAGGCGCGCGCCGCCCTGATTGCAACGCCGACCACAATCGAGACCGTCGCGGTTGGCAGATTGACGGTAGCGCCGAATCTCGCGAACGCAGCGGTCGATAACCGCAGTTTCAACGTCAGGGTCACGGAAGCGCTGCAGGCCACCATCGAAGGCCGGGCGACCACAGACCAGCTATCGATGTCGATCGCCGGCAGGAGCTTGAGCCGAATGTCCTGGGATGAACTGCTGAAGGCATACGACCGCTTCAAGGCGCTGGCCGCGTCTGAGAGTGGTGCCTCGCCGACTAGGTCCTACATCAGGTTCGAGAACGCATGAGTCTCAGCGATTGGTTCCGATCGGCTCCACCGCCGAGAGAGACGCCTGCGCCATCGATCGAGCAGATGGTCTCCGTGTCGTTTGATGCGGATTTCGCGATGCCGGCACTACCGGTCCCGCGCTCTATGCCCACGACCCAGGTCAAGCGCCAGTACGCGGCCGCGCAGTCGTCGCGACTGACGGCGGGCTGGGTTGCCGCCACGAACAGCTCAGATGTCGAGATCCGCAGCAGCCTGACGGCTCTTCGAGCGAGGTCGCGGCAGCTCTGTCGCGACAATCCGCACGCTAAGCGCGCCCGGGTTCTAACGATGAACAACGTCATCGGGAGCGGCATCGGTCTCCAGGCACAGGTGAAATCGAGCCGTTCGGAACTGCGTAAAAGCGTCAACGACGCGATCGAAGACGCCTGGAAGCGATGGTCGTGCGCTGAGTATTGCCACACGGGCGGCACGCTCCATTTCTCGGACCTCGAGCGCGCACTAATGAGCGAAGTGTTTGAGGCCGGCGAGGTCTTCGTGCGAATGCACATGACCCAGTTCGGTGGATCAGACATTCCATTCGCGCTCGAGCTCATCGAGTCGGAGCGCGTGCCCCATGAGTTTCAGGCCTTCGGCACCGGGGACCGGGCCCGGATGGGTGTGGAGGTCGATCAGTACTTCCGCCCGATCCGCTACTGGATCCGGGATCGGCATCCGTCAGACCTCCAGCCTGGCGGCATGCCCATGGACCAGGTCCGCCCTGTCCCTGCGGCGGAGATCATCCACCTGCGGCTCGTCGAGCGCTGGCCGCAGACGCGCGGGGTGCCATGGCTGCATGCGGTCGCCGGCACTCTCAACAACATGGGCGGCTACACGGAGGCCGAGATCGTTGCGGCCCGAGCGAGCGCGCAGCCGATCGGTTGGGAAGACCCGGCCGACTTCCCGAATCCAGAGGCTGAGGAGCAGGAAGACGGGACGTTCGAGACGCCCTATGAGCCCGGCTTCATCCATCACGGGAAGAAGCTGAATTTCTATTCACCAAACCGGCCGAACACAGCGCTGCCGCAGTTCATAAACCACCTGCTGAAAGAGGTCGGTATAGGTGCTGGCTACGGCGTTCGGTACTCGGCTTTGTCGGGCGATTACTCGGACGCGAACTACAGCTCCGAGCGCGCGGCCCAGCTCGACGACCGTGATGGGTGGAAGGCGCTGCAGCAGATCTTCATCCGCGGATTCCGCTTGCGCATCCATCAGATGTGGATGCAGCAGGCCGTGTTCGCTCGCCGGATCTCCGGGATCTCGGTCGAGGAATACATGGTGGACCGCGAGAAGTTCGAGGCCGTCAAGTTCAAGCCGCGCGGCTGGGGCTGGGTCGATCCGACAAAGGAAGTCGCAGCCTACAAGGAAGCCATCAAGGCCAACCTCACGACGCAGACGCGCGTGATCTCCATGACCGGCGGTGGCGACGACATCGAGGAGGTCCTCGAGGAGCGCCGCAGCGAGCTCGATCTGGCCGAATCCCTCGATCTCACGTCGGACGTCGATCCTGGCGCGGAGAAGCCGACTGCCGCTATCGCGCCGCCGGTGGATCCGGGTGACGAGGATCCGAAACCAGGCGATGAAACCGCCCCGGAGGGCGAAGAGGAGCAACAGCGCATGAGGGTCGTGAAATGAACACACGAGTGATCGAGCGCGCCGACGGCGGAGCGGACAAGAAAGACGAGGGATTCGTCACCCGCAGTTTCAGCATTGAACGATTACGCGACGAGGCGAAGAAGCAAACGACCTATCGCGTATCGCTGTCGTCCGAGACGCCGGTCAGAGACTTTCCATGGGCGCCGCCTGTCGTGTTGGTGCATTCGAAGTCCGCGGTAGACCTCGGCGGTATCGACGAGCGCGGCATACCCCTGTTCGTGAATCACCAGCATCGAGATCTCGGAAGTCTAGTCGGGCGGCTCGTGAATTTGCGGCTCGATGGAAAGCGAACAGTCGGCGAATTGAGGTTTTCGGAGGCCAATCCGCAGGCGGTATTGGTCCGCGGGATGGTCGATGAGGGAACCCTCACCGATATGTCTGTCGGCGCAGAGCGGATCGAATACGAAGCGGTAAGGGATCAGAACAACAACGTGACCTTGATCCGCTGGACGAAGTGGATTCCTCGCGAGGCAACGATCGCGGGGCTGGGTGCTGATCGGTCGGTCGGCATTGGCAGAAGTGTGGAAGTCGGAGTTCAAGTTCAAGTCAACAGATCGGCTGACGCCGAAGGAGCATCTATGGATGAGCAAGAGAGGCTTGCGGCGGAAGCCAAGGCGAAGGCCGAGCGCGATGCCGCTGCGAAGATCGACGCTGGCAAGCAGCAGCACGACAAGGAGTTCGCGGAGCGATCCGAGAAGGAGCGCATCGCGACGATCCGCAAATACGGCCAAGCGAACGCCATCAGTGAGGACGTCGTTCAGTCGTGGATCGGGCGTGCATCGTCGTGGGATCAGATCGCCGACGACATCCTGAAGATCCACGCGGAACGCGCGAAGGCCGGCACCGGCAATAACTCGGTGTCAGCTCTCGACCTCACGGACAAGCAGAAGAAGCAGTACAGCCTGACGCGCGCGATCCTGGCGGCCCACTCGGAGAAGTGGGAGGAGAACGGCGCCGGCTTCGAGCTCGAGTGCCACAAGGAAATCGCCGAGAGGCTGAACAAGATCCCCGAGAAGGGGCACTTCTTCGTGCCGCAGGACATCCAGCGTCGGCACATGGAGGTCGATCTCCTCGCGCTGGCGCAGCGTATGGGACTCCCGTACCTGTCCCGCGATCTGAACGCTGCAGACGGCGGCGCCGGCGGCTTCCTGGTCGGCACGCGGGTCATGGGCTTCGACGAGATCATGCGCAACACCTCGGTGTTCATGCGCATGGGCGCGACGTCGCTTCCCGGTCTGCGCGACAACGTCACGATTCCGCGGCAGAGTGCAGCGGCGACGGCCGAGTGGCTCACCCAGGAAACCTCTGGTGCCACGGAAAGCCAGCAGGCGTTTGTCCAGCTCGCACTCGCACCGAAGACTGTGTCGGCATACACGGAAGTGTCGCGAAAGCTGCTGCTGCAGTCGTCGATCGGCGTCGAGTCGATGGTCAATGCTGACTTGGGCGCGGTTGTCGGGCTCGCCGCGGATCTCGCCGGACTGTCCGGCACCGGCGCCTCGGGTCAGCCGCTCGGCATCGACAACGTCTCGGGCATTGGCTCGGTTACGGGCACGTCGCTTGCCTTCGATGACATCCTGGAGTTTCAGACCGACGTCGCCGGCGGCAACATCATGCCGGCCCGCGGCGGGTACGTGACGACTCCGGCGGTGGCCTCGCTGTGCATCCAGCGCGTGAAGTACGCGAGCACGGCGTCGCCGCTCTGGGAGGGCAACATCTGGAACGGCCAGATGCAGG